GCATGTCCTCGTACTTGGCCGCAGTGATCTGTGCCTGAACGGCCGCGGTGTCCTGTTCCTCATTGAACTGGCCTTGGGCGTCAGCCGTCTGTTTGTTCACCAGCGACAGCAGCGCCATGGTTTTGGCTTGCTTGCCCGCGGCGCCGGTCAGTTTGTCGGTTCCGTCCTTGGCCTGTTGGGCCGCGATGTCGGCCTGTTTCACCGACACCCCGTAGCGCTCGATGGGGTCGGTTTCCCCGCGCAGCGCGGACCCGAGCGCTTCCACCGCTTCCTTGGTGGTGCCCCCGTAGGTGGCGGCCAGGTCGGACCCGAGCCCCACCAGGTCGTTGGTTTTGCTGGCCACTTGGTCCAGCGGCACACCCATGTTTTTCAGTTGGGCGCCCATCACGCTGGCCAGTTCCATGTATTCCGACTTGGCCAGCCCCACGTCGGTGGCGGCGCTGTTGGCCCACTGCTTCACCTGCCCGGCATTCTTGCCAAACACGCTGTCCACCGAGCCGATGGCTTGCTGCACCCGGCTGGCCGCGGCTACGGCACCCTTGGCAAAAACAGCGATGGCGCCGGTGGCGATGGCGGCCGGTGCGGCCATCTTGGCCAGGCCGGATTGGAACTTGCCGACGTTCCCGCTGGCCTTGGCCATGCCCGCTTGGCCCTCGGCAAAGTCGGTCACGATCTTGATGGCCAGCACCGCGTCAGCCACTGTCACCGCCTCGCTTTCTTGGCCCGTTCCGCATTGCGTTCCAGCACGTCCAGCACGGTGGCCAGCACCTCATCCGATTCCGCCCACCAGTCGGCTGGGGCGGTTTGGGTGGCCACCGCGATTTCCACCACTAGCCGGGATCGGGACCCGGCACGGTAGGGCGCCCCAGGCCGTCGGGGTCGTCCTCGGTGGTGTCGTCCTGCCCGACGTCGGACACGTCCAGCACGTCGGCCTCCCAGCGCTCAAACGTGTAGTCCCCGGGGATGGCGCCGGTGCGGCGCGCAGCGGCCCAGGACAGGAACGTCAGCCACAGAAACGGCGCCTCATCGAACTTGGGCCACCGGTGCTTTACCCGGGTCCGGTCCCACAGCACCAGGTCGGGGTTAGCCGTCTGCACTTCCAGCGGCTCGGTGCCGTCCCGGATCACCCGCACCCGCGGGCTGGTCAGCCTGATGTCTCCCACTTGCTTGCTCCCATCGTTAGATCACATGCCCTTGACGTGCCCCAGCACCCGGTTCACGTCGGCCACGTAGAAAGGCCGCCAGATGGCGGTGCTGGCCTCGGCCACCGGCACCAGGAACGGGTGCGCCCGGATGCCGTGGGCGGCCCATCCGTAGTGCTGGACCCCGGCGTAAACCACGCCGGAACTGACGCGCGCCTCATCCCCTTTGGACGTGGCCACCAGGGACCCGGCCAGGCGGCCCGAGCGCTTGGGGGCGGCGCCGCGGGCGCGTTGCTGCACCAGCCGGGCGGTGGCCGACGTGGCCCCGTCCAGGTGGCCCAGTTGGGCGCCCGCGATGGCCAGCGTGGCCCGTAGCCGGGTCGCGCCTATCACCTCGGTGCGGGCCCGGCTCACGGCACCGTGGGGTAGGTGAACGTCGGTTCCCCGACCAGCGCAAACTCGAAATCCGACGTCATCGGCTGGCCGGTTTCGTCGCCACCAAAGTCCAGCGGGTCGATGATGAGCGTCCCGGCCGCCTCGGTGCCCGCCTCGGTGGATGGGGTGAACGTGAACGCCTGTTCCGACCCCGGCACGTCATGCGACAGCGCAAACAGCCCGGCCGGGTCGCTGATGTCGGTATCCGTGTTGCCGCCCAGCGTGTAGGTGTACGTCACGGCCCCGGGCCGCACGGTGCCGCACAGTTTCGTGGTGCTGTCGCCTTGGTCCTTTTCAGCCGCGATCACGGCGTTGTTGATGAGGCACGACACGTCGATTTCGCTGCCGGTCGCACCGATGGACAGGGTGCCCGGCCCCAGGTTGAACACGTCGGGCTCAGGTGATGCACTCATGGCCGCGCTCCCTACTTGGTGGTGAGCCGGAACCGCAGCCCCGGCATTTGTTGGTGATCGTTGAACGCGATGGACACCGGCTCGGCAAACTCGATGGGCCCGAGCCGCGCCAGCACCGGCGCCATCAGGTCGCGCAGCGCGTCCCCTTGGTCCGCGGTGGTGGGCAGGTAGTCACCGGGCAGCACCGCGTACACCTCCCAGGTGTCCACGTGCGTGTCGCACAACCGCCCGGCGTACGTGGTTTGCACCCACTTGGGCCACGCGGCCCCGGCCGTCGATTGGTCGGGCGCCACGGGGTAGCCGGTGAGCCCTTCCACGCTGTCCAGGGCCGCGACCAGGGCCGCCCGGTGGTCGCTGGACGGGTGCAGGGGAACGGCCAGGCTCATGCCAGCACCACCCGGCGCCAGCCGCGCTCGTGTTCCTCCACCAGCGCATCAAGAAACGGCAGCCGGGTGGGCCCGTACTCGGCCGCGTCCAGCCCGACCATGCCCAGCGGCAGGTTCCGGGCGGCCACCTCCCGCTGGACCCGGCGCAGGAACGCTTGGGCCAGCGCGTCGGGGTACACCTCGGCAGCCGGGTCCCCATCCATCCCGAACCATGCACACCGGGCCCGCTGGTCACCGTCGGCCGTGGCCATCATGCGTTCCAGGTCGTCGTCGGCCAGCGCCGTGGCGGGCACCCGTAGGTACTCGCGCACGGTCGCCAGGTCGGGGTGCTCGGCCACGGCTCAGACCGGGGCCGGAACGGTGAACGTGGTGAACGCGTCCACGGCCACGTTGGCGTAGGCGCCATATCCGGCGTACCCCACCAACTGGCCCAGCACGTCGGGCTCGGCCACCTGCATGAGCCCGTCCACGTCCTCGTACCACTCATTGGCGGCAGCCGGGCCCATCACCATGGTGCCCGCGGGGAAGTGCTCATCCACCACCAGCCCGAGCCCTTGGGGGTTGCCGCTGCCACCGGTCAGGGACATGCCGGGGAACGCGGCGCCACCGCTGGCCGTGTTGGTCAGGCCACCGAGTCGGCCCCACACGTCGGGCGCCACAAACAGGGTGTCCGCCATCACGCCGTTAGACGTCATCGCACCCGCGGCCGCGCCGTACAGCGCTTCCAGGATGGCCGCGTAGTCCCAGGTGCCGATGGGCACGGCAGGGTTGCCTCCCCCGGCCAGTTGGGCCAGGAACTGTGCGGCCGCGTCCTCACACGTGGCCAGCGCATACATGGCCGCAAAGTCCTCAAACAGGATGTTGAGAATCGCGGGGCTGGTCCACTTGACGTCCTGCCGGGACACGTTGATGTGCCCGGCGTAGGTGGCCGCGGTGATCGGGATGCTGCCGACGATCATTTTCTGCGACTCGGTGAGTGTCTTTTCCGCGGCTTGCTTGCCGACGGCCACGTGCTGGCTGATGCGCGGCCGGTCGAACTTGCCAGCGGGCAGCGGGCGCCGGGTGCACGAGTTGATGAAAGGCCGGGACGCGTTCAGGTCGTTGATGACCGGCCCGAGCACGGGCCGCGGGATGATCCCGGGGTTGTCCGCGGTCGTCTGGTGCGCGGTGGCCCGTTCCAGGGCCTCACGCGCCACCGGGTCGCGCAGCGCCATGGCCCGGTGCACGGCGATGGCGTAATGGCCCGGGGTGGGGAACTCGCGCAGGATGTCGTACGCCTCGGGCTCGGGGCTGGTGCGGGTGGTGCTCGGCACCGGCAGGGACCGGCGCAGGTCCCCGACCTTGGCGGCGCGCGCTTCCAGGTCGGTGTAGTGCTCGATGGCCGTTTGCAGGTCGTCCAGCCGGGTGCGGTCGCGGTCCACCTGTGCCTGCTCGGCGTCGGTCACGTCACGGTTGTCGTCGGCCGCGCGGTTTACCACCGCGTCGATGCCGGTCCGAATTTCGTCGTATTGCGCGTTCAGTCGGTCCAGGTAGGCACCCATGGCGGGCCACTCCATCCAAGGTCTGTCAGTTCCTTGGCCGGGTGGCGGCTCGACTCGATGTGTCCCCGGGTGGCGGCTCGGTGGCCGGGTGGCGGGTGGCACTAGTCGCCGGGTGGCGGCTCCCTTGGGGGTGACGCTACGCCGGTCCGCGGGTGGGTGGAAACAGTGCGGGCCAAAAACGCGATCTGACGGCCTAGCAGCACCTCAGTGGCACTGGGGCCCAGGGTGTGGGTGCGCGGGGTCCCTAGGCCGGATTCTGTGGCCCCATTGCGTACGGGTTGGTGTGCTGCCAGGTGCGCTCGGACAGTTCCAGCGCGACGTCGCCCGCGGCCTCATCGTCACCGACCACCAGGCAGCGGGCTAGCACCGGTTCCAGTTCCACCCGGGACAGCCGGGACAGGTCCCCCAGGTCCGCGGTGCTCATCGGCTCGGCCGGTCGGGCAGGTCGGCCAGCATGGCGCGCAGCGCGTCCAGCCGCGGGGTCGGGCTCGGCGCGTACACCATGCGGTGCTCACGGGCCACGGTGACCCCGGCCCCGGCGTATTGGGGCGTGGCGGTGGCGGCCACGTGCGACAGGCCGCACACCTCCCGCCACACCTCCCGGTCACCGTCGGGCCGCACCTCGGACCGGGACCGGTACACCCGGGCCGACACCGACCAGCCGACCAACTCACCGGACCGGGCCGCCTCGGCTTGGGCGTGCTCCCGGTTCAGCCGGAACGTCGGCCACAGCCCCTCGCTGTCCTCGGTGAGCCCGACGCACCGGCCCAGGAACCGGTCACCATCGTCACCGTGGTGGCCCAGCATCAGGTTCACCCACCGGCCACCCTTGCCGACGTCGCGGCTGAACGCGGACAGCGTGAACCCTTCCCAGTAGTGCGTTTCCCCGTCGTCGGTGACGCGCTGCACCCGGCCGTAGGGCACGGCCAGGCCGGTGACGGTCCAGCCGTCCCCGACCGGTTCCAGTGGCGCCGCGGATCGTTCAATGAGCAGTTCAGGCATCGGTGGTCACCTCACTTGGGGTCAGTTCCGGTGGTGTCTCGGGCTCGGCGTCGTCGGGCGGCTCGGGCGGCTCGGGTGTGCTGTCCTTGGGCAGCGGCGCGCGCCCGAGCATGGCCCGCGCCTCATCCAGGGTGAGCAGTCCGCTGGTGACCAGGGCGCCCAGCACCTCGGCCGTGGTTTTGGTGTCGGCCCGCATCCGACCGGCCCAGTCCCAGGTCACCGTGGTGCCGCGCGGCATCAGCCATTTGGTGAACGCCTCGGCCAGCGGGGAGGCGTACCGGTCCACGCTGTCGCGCACAAAGTCGATGTCCGCGGTTTCCACGTTTTGGTACGTCATCGACGGCCCCGGCAGCCCGAGTTTGTAACTGGGGATGCCCAGCAGCATGGCCACCGCCTCGGCGTTCCACTGCCGTGATTCCACCAGTTGGGCCGACTCGGCGCTGGACACCACCGGGGTGAGCACGTAGCCCGACGGCAGCACCACCGGCTCACGGGTGGACGTCATCTCGCGCCACTTTGATTTCAGGTCCGCGGCCTGTTCTTGGGTCAGCACCGTGGGCGATTGCAGCACCGCGGGCGGCAGCGCAGCCCCGGCAAAGTAGGCACCGGCGTGCACCTCGGCTGCCACGGCACCGCCCAACCACTCGCCATATTGGGCCAGGGCCCCGCGCCCGAGCACCTCCCCGGACCGGTTGCCAGCGGACACGTGCAGCACCGAGTCGGCGTCCAGCATGTCCCCACCGACGGTCCAGGCGTAGCGCCCGGTTTCGGGGTCGATGACCAGCCACACGTCGTCCGCGGGGAGCGGCGCCAACCACCCGGGCCTCAGGGTCCGGTAGTCCAGTTCCCCGTACAGCGCAAAGTGGTTTCCGTACAGCACCAGGTCCTCAACGGCCGCCCATCGGTAGTGCCAGGGCGTGGTGGCCGGGTCGGGGTCGGTCAGCACCGCGGGCTGGTCCGGGACGCGCACCGAGACACCTAGGGCCGCGTCCCAGCGCATCGCGCGCCAGGTGGTCCCGGCCACCGCGTTGGCCAGCAGCGCCACCCCGCGGCCAAAGGGCGGCAGGGCCATCGCCTCACGTTCCCCGGCTGGCACCGGCCCGTCGGGGTACGGCTCCCCGGTCAGGAATGCCCAGTCGGCGCGGCGCCGTAGGCCGCCATAGCCACCGGTGTGGCTGCCGACGTAGCCGTATCGGCTGGCCAGTCGGGCCACGTCGTTTCGGGTGGCCCGTTCCAGGTCCACCACATACTCGGCCATCGCCACTCCCTAGTAGACGTAGAAATCAAGCGGCTGTGCCGACGGCACCGCCACCGCGGCCACGGCCCAGGCGGCCGCGCGCAACAGGTCCGAGCGCACCCCGCGGTGCGCCGGGGTCAGGCCGCCCGATGCCACCGGCACCAGCCGCACCGAGCCCACCTGCCCGGTGAGTGCGTCCCCACCCGAGTGCGCCACCTGCCCGGCCAGCACCAGGGACCGCAGCAGCGGCAGCGCGGTGTACGTGTCCCGGGTGCCGACCGGCTCGGGCTCGCACGCCTCGGGCAGCGACGATGCGGCCTCACCGAGCGGCAGGCTGGCGCCGACCAGGGCCCGCGACCCGGACCGACCGGCCACCGCGGCAGCGGCCCAGTGGTAGGCCATCCCGCGGGACGGGTGCAGGTCACCCCACACCAGGCACCGGCCGTCGGGCAGCATGCACGCCGCAGCGCTGGCCGCGCCCAGGCCGTAGTAGTCCTCCACCGCCACCACCACCGGCACCCCGGCCGGGGCCGACACGTGCAGGTCGGCCAGGTGGGCCCAGCGCTCGGGGTCGCACAGCGGCTCGTGCTTGTGCCCCGACACCAGGCGCCGCGCGGGCCACACGTTCAGGAACTGGGACCGGAAACTCTCAATCGGGTCGTCCTCGTCGGGGTCCACCGACTGGCCCGCGGACACCCGGCGCAGTTTGGCTTCCAGCAGCCGGGCCCGACCGGCCGACCAGTGCGGGGAGGCCTGCCGCCACGCGTCCCGGTCGCTGATGTCCGCGGTCCGCTCGGCCGACCACTCCACCAGCAGCGACGTGTCGGGGGCGGCCCACCCGGCCAGCATCCCGGCCCGGCGCAGCGGCACCAGCGGGGTGCAGTTGCGGTGCGCGGTGGACCACAGCACCAGTTGGCTGTTCAGCCGCTCGGCCATCGTCGGTTCCAGGCCGTCCTCAATGGCCACCATCGGGATGCCCCAGGCCTCATCGGCCAACCCCAGCGACACCGCAAACCCATAGACCGCGGTGAACGCGCGGGCCAGCCACCGGGACCCGTCGGCCGTTCCGATTTCCTCCTGTGCGTTGGCCTCCCGCACCCGGTAGCCCAACGGCTTGGCCCAGATGCGTGCCGGTCGCTGCACCTCCCGCACGTTGGACAGGTCCCGGGCGGTGTGCAGGATCAGTTGCTCACCGCCAAAGACAGCCACCGAGTGCAACCGCCACAGCGCCAACTCGCGCAGCGCCACCGACTTGCCCACCTGCCGGGCCGTGGACACCAGGCTGTCCAGCCACACCAGGTTCCCGTCCCGGTCATGTTCCAGCAGCCGCACCAGCACCAGCCGCTGCCACCAGCGCAGCACCACCCCGCGGTGCTCCCGTATCCAGTCGATGGCCTCGGGGCCGTAACTGCCGACCGCGGCCGGGTGCGGTGGGGTCATCAGCCGGGGCCAGGCCGCCTCGGGTGGCACGTCGCGCAGGTCGGTGAGCCAATCGTGAGAATCCCAGCAACTGTCCGACGGGTCCGGGGTGGCCACGGGTGGCTCGGGACTGTCCAGGTCCGCGGGGTCCGGATTCCGGTCGTCTGGGGTGTCTGTGACCCCGGTCACCGAACTAGTGGGGGTGTACACACTCCCGGGACCTCCCTCC